GCCGACATGCCGTAGAGGCTCATCTGCCTGCGGACGGACTCCGCCGCGACCGACATGTCCTCGCCGGTCGCCATCTTCCGCTGCGCGGCCAGACCGCTGAGGGCCATGACCTGCGCTGGGTTCGTGCCCCCCATCTGCATGAGGTTGTAGTACGCCTCGCCGACGGCGTCGAGGGAGGTTCCGGCACCCTTGGACACGCCGACGAGGCTCCGCTTGACGCCCACCAGTCCGCCGAACCGCGTCAGGTCGCTGATCTGGTTGGTGGCGTTGACGTACTCGATGAATCCCTGGTAGTTCGCCCTTCCCGCGCCGACCTTGGAGAGCCCCTGCTCGCCCCTGCCGAACACGTTGTCCACGATCTTGGACAGGGCGAGGAACTTGGTGTTGCGGGCGATCTCGCCCAGCATCCCGTCCTCGGACTTGGCGGCGCTCTTGACGCTGTCGTTGTACTGGTCGACGGCGTCCTGCGCTTTTTTGTAGAAGGGGACGAGCTTCGCCTTGGACTCGATGTCAAGGACGTCGATCTGCCTCTTGAGCTCCTTCTGGGTGGCGATGAGCTCCCTGATGGACTGCGCGTACATCTTGGGCCCCTTGGGGTCCAGCCCGAGCGATGCGATGCTCGACAGCCTGCCCGTGGCCTTGCTCGCGTTGAGCAGGGCGGCGACCGTCTCGTTGATCTCCTGCTTGCTCGCGTTGCCGCCGCCGCCCGCGTAGCTGATCTTCGGGTACAGCTTACCGGCATCGGCAGGAATGACCCTCTCGCCCTGCGACAGCACGGCCAGCGTTCCATCCTTCGCGTTGGGCCGGAGGGACGGGGGCAGGTTGGCCTGCGGGACGCGACCGCCGCCCGCGAAGTGCGGCAGCTTCGAGATGGCCTTCTTGCTGCCGGACAGCGCGTTGAGGGCATCGTCGATGGCGCTTCCGCCCCCCATTTTCAGCGAGACGGGGACCACGATGGGCCTCATGCCCTTGAGGGCCTTGTTGAGGTCCCGGATCATCTGGGACGCGACGTCGGGCACGTCCGTCAGCTGCTCGACGAGGTCGGCCACGGCTGTGAGGGATTTCTTGACCGACCTGTGGACGGCCTTGTTGGACTCCTCGATCTGGTCGGTGAGGCTCCCGTAGTTCTTGACGACCCTCTTGAGGACCGGCGAGAGCGCGTCCTCGCCCTGCACGATGAACTTGAGCGCCTGCTGGGTGTAGTCGTTCATGGCCTACCTTCGCCTTCCGCTGCGGCTGGCCGACCCCGACTGGCGGGCGACCTGCTTCTTGCGCTCCTTCGTCTCGTCCTCAGCGATCTTCTCAAGTTTCCTGAAATGTGCCAGCAGCCTCCGCTGGGAGATGTTCTCTAGGTGCCCGATGGGGAACCCGCCCCCGCCGAACTTGGCGATGACGGTCATCATCTCGATCAGCCGGTCCTCAGACACCGGACTCGCCGCGAAAGAAGTCCAACGAGATGGGCAGCGCCACTCGATTCTCGCTTCCGCAGTTGGGGCAGGTGTGGGGCACCCCCATGTCGATTCCGGTCTCGTACTTCCCGAGGAACCTCTCGATGTGCTTGCGGTCCATCGAGGGCAGGCCGAGGATGAAGTCGTCCTTCTCTCGGCCCACGATGTTCGTGGTGCCGTCTACGGAGACGATCTGCTGCCCGAGGCGAACGACCGACGCGAGGTCGATCTGCGGGTTGGCCGTCCTGAGCTGCTCCAGAATCTTGTCCGTCTTGATCCGCTTGGTCACGACCTCGTCATCCGACACGCGGAGGTGGCGGAACGCGACGACCCTCTTGGACTTCGGCAGCGTCGTGGTGAACGGCTCGGCGAGCGACCCGATGTCCGGGTTCTCGGACACGATGGTCTCCGGGGTCCGCTCGGCGATCTGGCCCGACGCGAAGTCCACCTGCACGTTGTTGCGGGCGCGGCAGTTGCACGAGTAGGAGAACTCGTACTTGGGGCCGTAGGTGATGCTCCGCAGGAACAGCATGATGGCCATGCGATCCGTGGGCAGCAGGTCGACGGGCTCGGGGGTGGGAAACCTCGCGCACGCCGAGACGATCTTGTTGAGCTTCTCGGTGACGGTGAGCAGCGGGGAGGCGAGGAACAGGTCCTCGCGCACGGTGGTCTCGCGGAGGCCGATCTTGCCTCCGGGGACCCTGTCGCCGTACCAGACGCCCTGGGAGGGCAGCGTGGTGTCGATGTGCTCGATGTCCATTTATCAACCTTGGGCACGGGCCCAGTTTGGGGGAAGGCTCGCGTAACGTTACGCGTTGAATCCGGTTCCTGCGGTCCCGCTGACGCCCGCCTGCACGGTGGCGCTGAGGCCGAGGCCCGCGCTGCCGGTGAGGAAGCCGCCGACGGCGATCTGGGAGCCCGCGAGCTGCGCCCAGTTCGTGGTGCTGAAGCCGTCGCCCGGCGTGCACTCGTCGTACTGAAACTGGCAGTTAATCATCGAGAGGCCGTCCGTCTGGGTGTCGGCCTGCGGGCCGATCTTCACGGACAGGGGGAACATGCCCAGAATGTTAAGCTTGCGGAGGATGAGCCCCCCGGGGGACGTGAAGAGGACCTGGGCGTTGCGCTTGTACTGCGACGCGGGCCCGAGCTGCTTGGTCTGGGGGTTGTAGACCTGCTGACGCCAGTTGAGCAGAATCTCGGCTGTCGCCTGATCGACGTAATCCTCGTAGTCGACCGAGAGGCCGGAGTACGAGACGTTGCCCGCGAAGTGCTTGGCGGTGAGGCCGCGCTGGACCGCCACGACGCTGGAGTCGCCCAGCGGGGTGGGGATGTCGAAGCGGGTGAACGAGAGCTGGAGCTCGTCGAAGTTGTTCTGCGACGTGTTGGCGATGGCCATGATGATGGCGTTGACGCGCTGGGGCTCGAAGCCGCCACCCTGGTTGCCGATGAAGTTCGCGTTGACGAGTGTCTGGAGCATGGGCTACCTGTTAGTTGATGGTGAAGCTGGAGCCGGATCGGTACACGTTGAGGTTGAACTGGATCGTCTCGGCGAGGCTCGCCGGGGTCCCGTTGCAGGTGATGACGAGCGTGTCCTGCGAGATGGTGTTCGACGTGTTGTTCGTGCCGTCGCAGATGATCTGGTAGCCCGTCGTGCCGTTCGTGTTGTCGAACGCGCCGTTGTTGGCGGCGAAGTCGAAGATCGGCGTCAGCAGGTTGATGGTCTGCGTGAAGCGGTCCTGGTTGATGGGCTTCCACTGGACCTGGAGCAGCGCCGTCGTGGACGCCGCCTTGAGGTAGTTGAGGAGCATGCGGACGTGGAACCGGGCGAGGGCGCTGTTGGTGCGGTAGAGGGTGCGGTTGCCCTCGATGGTCGTCCCGATGCCGTTGCGGGTCAGGAGGGGGTTCACGCGGTGGCCGTTGATCGTGTCCTGAATGACGTTGCGCTGGGCCAGCGTCGGGGAGTATTCGAGGAGGATCGCGTCCTTGATGTTGCCGTTGCTGATGCCCGCCGGCGCGGCCCAGACGAACTTGTTCTTGCGGTAGGCGTAAGCGATCTGCGCGGCCGCGACCGCAGAGGGCGGGTACCACACGTTGATCTTGAGGTCGTTGCTGTAAATCTTCACCCAGCCCGCGAAGAAGGCCGAGTAGGTCGTGTTGACCGGCGAGGTGGGCTGGTTGGTCAGGCCCGGCACGTTGATGCCGTTGATCCAGTTGTCCCACTGGTAGGGGTTGAGCCCGATGGGTGGGTCGATGAGGCACACGCAGTCCTGACGCGACTCGCCGATGCCCGTCGCGCCCGTCAGCTCGTTGACGATGGTGACGTCGGACTGGCCGGGGACGGACAGGATGTTGAACTTGACCTGATCGGTGTTGTACAGGGTCTTGAGCCCAGTCTGGACGACGCCGTTGTCGGTGCCCACGATGTCCGAGGGGACGTACACGCCGACGCCGAGGCCGTCAGCGCCGACCGTCCCGCCGCCCGTTCCGAGGGCGTAGGTGCCGGTGTTGGGCGTGCCGCCCGAGGAGAGGACGGTGAGGGAGATGTACTGGGAGGCCGCGACGACGTTGGCGATGCCGTTGCTGATGACCGTCGGGGCGTAGTTGGTGGACAGCGGGTTGAGGTTGAGGGTGCGGAAGGTCTCGACGGGCACCTGGATCGTGTTGCCGTTCCGGAGGGCGAGGACCGTGAGGTCGAACGAGCCGGAGGGAGCGCCGACGCCGATGGAGCTGGCGACGACGATGGAGATGTTGTTGCCGTAGGAGCCGGGGTAGAGGGCCGAGACCTGCATGACCGACACGGCACCTCCGGCGGTTCCCGTCACGCCGCCCGTCAGCCCGCCGACGGTGGTGTTGGTTCCGGAGACGAGGATGGTGGCGTTGCCGGTCGAGCCACCGAGCGCGTTGGTCAGGCTGATGACGGGGAAGGTGGTCGTGGCGTCGTAGGGGACCGGGAGGGAGACGCCGCTGTTGATCTGGCCCGCGATGGCCCCGATGAGGTTGTTCTTGGTGACCGCTGCGGTCGCGCCGATGGTGACCAGCACGCTGTTGGCGACGGTGCGGATGCCCGTCGAGGTGAACTCGAAGGTCTTGCCCGCCGACGCGTCGGCTGCGGAGACCTGGAAGGTCGCCTCGTTGGTGCCGGGGGCGACGTTGATCGTGGAGATGAGGTTGGCCTGCGAGGCGTAGGCGTTGGCCCCGACGGCGACGTAGCACAGGGACGCCGACTGCCCGGACGTGGAGCCCGAGAAGGTGAACGACGTGTTGCCGTTGCCGTCCGAGATGATGATCGTGTCGCCGGACACGGCGTTGGACGAGTTGATGAACTGGATCGTGCCCGCGGCGCGGCTCGACGAGGTGCCTCCCGACATGCCCGTGACGGCGAACCGGCCCGTGACGCCGGAGCCGGAGAGGGTGATGGTCTGGTTGCCCGCTGCGGTCGCGTTGTCGTTGCTGAGGTTGATCGTCGGGACGGTCGTGCGGAGCGTGACGTAATCGCCCGTGTTGGGGTTGACCGACCCGGTCCACGCGATGGTGCCCGTGGCGTAGGTGGGCGAGGTGGAGTTGGAGGTGCCGGAGACGGTGTACGTCGCTGCGGTGGCGGTCGGGCGGTTGGCGACGCGGAGGTAGACGACGGGCGACCCTTGGTCGAGGAACCGGCAGGCGGTCAGGAGGCCGAGGTCGTTGGAGATGGGGAACCCGAAGGACGAGTAGAGGTCGCGGCGCGTGTTGCAGCGAGTGGGGGTGTCGAGGGGGCCCTGCGTAGCGCCGCCGACCACGCACAGGATGAGGTCGTTGTTGTTGGCGATGATCTGCGAGAGGTCGGTCTCGCTGGTGTAGATGCCGGGTGCGACGTTGTAGGTGGTGCTGGCCATTGGGGTTCCCTTTTCGGTTCGTTCCTAGCTGCTGACGCGCTCCGGGGGACGCTCACGAGCCGGTGATGGAGCGGATGAGGATGTGGCCCGCAGTCGCCAGTTGGTCCGTGTACGGCGAAATCTCCGCCCGCGAGACCGGGCCGTACGTGGCGTTCGCCGACAGGGTGGCGTCGTACGTGACGCCGGTTTCCGGGTTCTGGAGGGTGATCCGGATCGGCTGGCCCAGCTTGTTGATGATCGTGAACATTTCAATCCAGAATACCGGTAGCCGAAAATCTGTCCATAGGGGTCCCGGCGCGGACACGACGGGCAGTGGGGTTGGCGCGGTAGATTTTTGGGGTACAGTTAGCCGGATGAACATACCTACCGTTAAGTACCTGGGCGTCGCGGGGAGCGTGGCCTCGCTCGGGTGCTCGATGGCGCAGGCCACGCCCCCGGACAGCCTCACGACGTGGGGTCGGCTCGGGGCGGAGGCGATCCTCGGCGCGGTCTTTATCTACGCGTTTTGGAAGCTCGTCCCGGCGTACATGAAGGACCAGCGTAACACCCAGCAGCAGATGGTGGACTCCATGAGCAAGTTCATCGAGTCGCTCCAGCAGGAGCGGGAGAAGGACCGAGAGATGTTCTCCAGGCAGGTGGGCAACCTCATCTCCATGCACAAGGAGGACCTGGAGCGGGCGAGGATGGCCTACGAGTCCCTCCTCCAGAACTACGTCAACTCGCAGCGGCACTAGAACGGGGGCAGGCGGAACGGGAAGCCCGTGAGGGTGGCGGGGGGCGCAGGCACCGACCCGTCGAGGGACTGGACCACGACGGTGACCACGCCGCCCAGCTGGGCGGGGAACGGGATGACAGCGCCGTAGGTGTTGGTGAGGTCCACGAGCACGGCGTTGCCGGAGCCGGTCGCCGTGGCGGAGACGTCGGCGTCGCTCACGATGAACACGGTGGCGGGGGCGGACAGCCCGCCGACGCAGAACAGGTACTTGTCCTCGGTGGGCAGCCCGGAGAAGCTGGCGCGGTACTGGCCGGTGGCGGACACCGTCACGGAGCCCGAAGGGGACGTGAGCGTGCCGGGCGGGGTCCACGTCACCGACGATATGTCGCGGACCATGATCTCGGCCTGCGCGGCGCTGGGCGTGGCACCCGTCCCGGCGAGCGAGCCGCCGTACACCTGGCGGGACAGGTAGGTCCACGTCCGAACGGGCGTCCAGTTGGCCCGCGCGGGCAGGGTCACGACGCTGGCGCTCTGGACGTTGGACCCGCTCGCGTCCGACTGCTCGATCACGAGGTTGACCGACGTGTTGGAGATGTAGTTGAGCTTCGTCAGCGACGCCGAGAACGCGTTCGAGGACTCCCCGACCTCGGAGACGTGCTTCCACAGGAAGCACATGTCGGTGGGCTGCTGGACGAACGTGACGTCGAACGCCTGCCCGTTGAGGTTGTCCCGGTAGCCGGTGAAGCCCGACGTGCCCCGCCACGGGAGGACCGGCCCACGGACGGGGGCCACCACGACCTGCGCGTTGCCCACGACCGGCCACGTCGCGGGGACGTCCGAGGCGTCGCCGAAGAACATGAAGTGGTTGCCGGACGGGTACCTGGGCGTGCCCGGCCCGTTGACCGACGGCCCGATGCGGGCGACGCTCCCCGCCGACGACTGCTGCGCCTTGAACGCGAGCACGCGGAGCGAGAGGTTGAACGTCGTCCGGATGATCCGCTTCTCGACGTCGCCCTCCAGCGTGGTGTTGGTGCGGAAGCCGGTGCGGGTGACGACCTGCTGGATGGTCCCCCACGGGGGGAGGTGGTCCACGGGGATGTAGACCTCGTCGAGGCCAGCGCCGGGGGCGTTGAACAGGGACTCGAAGTACGCGAGGACGTGCTCGTGCTCCTGCGAGTAGCGGGAGTAGATGTCCACGACGTACTCGGCGCGGTAGGTGGTGGGCCACTGGTAGGCGGACCACGTCGAGTTCGAGTAGTTGAAGAACTTGGTGAGGAAGCTCTTGATCCCGCCCGCGATCTGCCGGTCGGGGGAGAGCTCGGTGCGGTAGAACGAGATGAACGGCGTGATCCGCTTGAGGTACTCGTCGCGCTGGAGCTTGAGGCCATCCTCGTCGGTGGCCGTCAGCCACCCTCGCTTGGTCAGCTCGTCGCCCATGAGGGCCATGGCGCGGTCGGGGGTTCCGAACGCCACGAAGATGCCCACGTTGTTCCGGGGGGTGCCCGCGATGGTCCCGTAGTCCACGGTGGGGCCGGACAGGAAGTTGTACATCGCCAGGTCGTGCTGGCGGAGGAACCGCTCAAGGATGTAGCTCGCCACGGCCTACCTCCGAAGTTTGGGGACGAATGGGCGGTAGTGCCTGAGGTCCGTTCGCACGGACACGGGGAGGCGGATGGCCTCGGACCTCATGCCCGTCTCGGTGGCGTGCAGGTACACGACCCTGCCCTCGTACGCGCCGGTCAGCGCCTGCGGGTCCAGCGAGAGGTCGATGGAGGAATCGACGATGTGGATGACCTTTCGCGCGAACACGCCGAAGTAGAGGTCGATGTCCGCCTCGAAGGCGTCCGGGGCGACGAAGCGGCGAATTTTGGCGGGGAACACGGCGTCCATCACTCGCCCCTCGTCACGGACTGGATGGACATCGCCATGAACAGCCGGGAGTAGGAGTTTTTCCAGAAGCCCGTGATGCGCCACTGGAGGACCTCGAACCACTCGACGCCGCCCGAGAGGAACTGGTCGCCGTTGGCGATGACGATCTGCGCGTCATCGAGGAGCGACAGCGGGATGATGGCGATGCCATCGCGCAGCTCGTTGAACCCGTAGAAGTTCATCTCCTTCCTCTCCGGCTGCCTGCGGACGTTGACGTTGACGTTGATGGGGTCATGGAAGACCTTGGGGTTGGCCGCTGGGGATGGCGGCTGATCGACCGTCAGGTCCGTCGTGGACGTGGGCAGCGGCTCGTTGTAGAGGGGGTCAAATATCGTCCCGCCCGCCGCGCCCACCGGGGTCAGGAGGTTGGTCACGGTCGTAACCTGCGAGTTGATCCGGCGGTAGGGGATGAGGGGGAACATCCGCCTCCACTTCTCGGCGATGAGGCGAATCTGCACGTCGAGGTCCTTGCCCGTCTGGTAGGGGAAGAGCGTCGGCGGCGAGGAGCCTGCGGTGGAGGGTAGGTAGGGCATGGGCTATGGCGCGGACCTCCGCACGTCCTCCATGATCGTATCAATCATGGATTTGGCAACCTGCGGCATGGCCCGCCTGAGTCGGCGGAAGTACGGCATCCAGTGCGGGCGGGGCGGGACGTTGCCGTTCAGCGAGCCGAACTCCTGCACCAGCGCCAGCTTCCACAGCGGGAAATCCGTCTCCTCGCCATCCCTGTCCACGGCCATGGCCCCCTCCCGGAACCCGACGTGGAACTCGATGCCCTTCTCGGCGTTCACGCCCCTCCACACGCGCAGGTTCCTGACGTACGTCCCGGTGGCGATCATGGTCCGCTCGTCGAGGCCCACGGCCTCCTTGAAGTGCGCGTACGAGGGGGACAGCGGGACCTCCACGAACGACGTGAACTGCTGCTGCCGGATGGCCTCGCGGAACCCTTTCAGGCAGTCCTTGGCGTACGCGTGGAGGAGGTCCTCGAACCTCTCGTCGACGGATTTCCCCAGCGCGTCCGCGAGGGGCTGAATCTTCGGGATGGTGGACCTCCGGTACGCCATGGCTATCCGATGACGGGCAGGGCGGGCGCTCGGCGTCGCATGAGGGCGGCGGTGAGCTTCTCCCGCTCGTCCATGCCCTCCTGCAGGAGCTGGCGACCGTCGACGTCGGACGTGCCGTCCGAGTCGTTGGTGATGACCCCAAATTTGCCCCGGATGCGCCCCAGCATCTCCTTGCACGTCGCCACGGTGTAGTTGAGGAACCAGTCGTCCTCGTTCGGCGGGAGGCGGGAGAGGCCCGTCGCCGTGTCGTCCGGGGTGATGGCCCACGTGAACGCGTAGCCGACGTAGTACCGCGTGCCCATGGGGAGCTTGCAGTACATGATGAGCTCGTCCCTGCCCAGCGATGCGTTGTACTCAAGGGCGGTGCGGTAGGAGGGCCGGGTGCTGAAGATGATCTCGCCGTCCTTGAACGCCATGAGGTACCGCATCAGGTCGGACGTGCCCGTCGTGTCGTAGTTGGCGAGGCCGAGGACGCCGTTGATCTGGTAGTCGAACGGGTCGGGGGCCATGGACGGGAAGGCGCTGATGAAATTGACGTCCACGACCTCCACGATGTTGGGGACGACGGACGTCAGCGAGTATCGGCTGGTGGTGGGGGAGGCGTTGGTCAGGACGCCGTAGCCCCTGCGGGGCCGGAACCGGCTGTAGGCGGCGCAGGTGTTCGAGATCGCCTCAAGGACGTCCGAGGCGGACAGCTCGACCTCGACGCCCAGAGAGTTCGTGGTGTCGCCCGACCCCAGCCTTCGGTATACGGACTCGGTGATCCCCGCGACGGTGGCCATGCGTGCATTCTACCCTACAGGCGGGGAGGCGTCACCGACCGTCGGGACGTAGCGGTACTCTCGGGTCTTGGGGACGGGCCTCAGGGTGCCATCGGGGCTGCGGGCGGCGGGGAGCATGTCCCAGTGGTGCCCGCAGCGGGGACACGCGGGGCACCGCACCCGCCTAGATCGGAAGGTCACCCCGCAGGGGCAGGGGACGTTGATCCACGGGTAGTCGTCGACACGCCACGAACCGAATTTAAGTTGGTTTGCGTCGGTCAAGACTGTTTCTCAAAGTGCCCGTCGTGTCCGCATATCGTCAAAGTGTCGCGCGTTACTTTTGGTTCACTCCGATTTCACGGCTAGCGCCATGACTTTGGTTCACTCCGGGAGTGTGGCTCGTACTGGCATTTTGGTTCACTCCGAAAGCATGACTCGCACTCGCCCTTTGGTTCGCTCTCTGGTGGTGGCTAGCTCTGATGCTTTGGTTCACTCTATGTTTCTGACTCGCACTCGCTCTTTGGTTCGCTCCCTAATGATGGCTCGCGCTGATGCTTTGGTTCGCTCCGATGGGATGGCTCGCGCATCCACCTTGGTTCTCTCCTGTGCCACGGCTAGCACGTATGCTTTGGTTCACTCCCATGGTATGGCTCGCGCAGCGAATTTGGTTCACTCAGCAGGGCTGGCTCGCACCTCCATTATGGTTCACTCCCATGGTATGGCTCGCGCGAGAAGTATGGTTCGCTTCTCGGGATTGGCTGACCTGAGCAACTTACGCGGACCAGTCATTGTTGTCAAGCGCTTTTATTTCTTCGCTTTGCCGATCTTGAACTTCGATGCCTTTTCGGGGTTGATGGTGATGCCCGCCTCGGCGAGTTCGGACTCGTCGGGGAGGATTTCGTCATCGGTCATTCCTGCGAGGTCGACCTGGCGTACCTCCCCACCGGCTGCGTCGTCGACTTCCGCCGCAGGATCGTCATGGGCATCGACGGGCTCAACCGTGGCCCCGGAGGGGGCGGGGAAGACCGGCGGCGGGGGGCGGTGGACGTTGGGAAGCTGAGCATCGCCCGAAGCAGCCGGAGCGGCCACATCAGGGGCCGGAGCGGTGAGAAAAGCCTTTTGGACAATTCCGTTGGGGAGCTTGGACTCGCTTTTGAGTCGCTCGACCTCGACGTTGGGAAAGGGCTGTAGCGGCCCGCCCCTCGAAGTGGTGTGCTTGGCGTACTCCGCGCCGACCAGCTCGTAGATGTGGTCCGGGTGGCGCTGCGGGTGCCCCTTGGGGAGGTACGGCAGCACGCGGTGGAGGATGTTCTGGCTGTCGCCGATGTACACCTCCCTGCCGGATAGGTTGACGTAGGTGTGGGGCTGGACGTGGTGAGGCGAGACCTGCTTGAATGACATGGCGATGCTCCTGTTGTTGTTCGCCCACTCGGGCGTCGGCTGCGCAGACTATCAAGTCTAGGAGACCTGTGCAAGGTCCGCAGCGAGGGTTGCGAGGTCGTACCCGTCCGGGGACTTGCCCTCGTTGGGGTCGAGCTGCTCGGCGGACGCGCACGCGTAGCACTCCTCCACGTACGCCTTGACCCATGCGGACGTGGCGGTCTGGACCGCGCCCCAGGTGATGAACTTGTACGTGCCGTCAGCCTGCGAGTAGGAAACCGCAGGAAGCGCGTGACCCCCCCAGCTCCCCGGGGCGCTGTCCCCGGACAGGGAGGGGTCCACGACGTCCCAGACCCCGCCCACCTGACCCTGCGCGCTCAGCGGCAGGGAGACGCCGGTGTAGACGCCCTTGAACGCGAAGATGGCCTGCTGGAGGCGATCCTCGCGGAGCCAGTTCACGGCTGCGTAGGCGGCGATGGTCTTGCCCCCGATGCCGACGTTTCGCCAGTAGTTGAGGACGTCGATCTCCACGGCCCCGTTGTCGTTCGCGCCGGTGGTGGGGTTGTAGCCCGTGATGGCGGAGTAGGCGGAGATGGCGGAGTCGTCGCCGGGGACGAACGCGGGGCGACCCGATAGGGCGTCCCACAGCATCGACAGGTGCAGGGCGGCGGCGACCGTGCAGTCGCCGCAAGCATCGTTGCGGAGCATCAGCCAAGGGCTGACCGCGCCGGAGTAGTCCACGGACGCCGGAGGGGGCGGCAGCGTGGGCAGGCGGTAGTTGCACAGCCTCAGCGTCCGCCTGTCGTGGCGGACCTTGAGCTTGCCGAGGTGGAGTTCAGGACGGGTGGGGTGCGCGGTTGGCATGGAGTTCCTCGTTGAGCGCCTGCTTGATGAGTTTCTCGGTCGTGGGGAGGTTCGACGGCTCGAACCAGGTTCCGTGGTCGAAGGCGTTCCTCCACACGACGTGGACGAATCGCATCACGTCGGGGTCGACGCTGCGGGGACCGGCGTACCCGAGGTTGCCGTACCCGAGGCCCAGCCACCCGAACAGCAGCTTGCTGGCGGGCGCGAGGTACCTCAGGACGAGGTCCCCGCGAGAGCAGAGGCAGTGGACGCGCTGCACGCGACCGTCCCGCAGGTGCTCGTTGAGCCCGTTCGCCCGGAAGTCGGCGTCGCACGCCGACGAGATGAGGATGATCGCCTTGAGCTTGTGGTGGGGGAACATCCGCAGCAGGTCGCACGCCATCTCGCCGCCGTTGCTGTGGCAGATGAGCGTGACCTTGGCCCGGCCCTCGGACAGGGCCGCTACCTCGTTGAGCTTGTCGCTGAGCTTGCGGACGTTGCGCGACTCGAACAGCCAGCGGTCGAAGAACCTCACGCGGTACTGGAGCGAGTCGGCCCACAGCTCGCACCTGAGCTCCAGCCAGAGCTGCACGCGCCTGCACCACGCGGTCTGGTCGAACGCGGTCTGGATGCCGGGGATGACGATGGCGACGTCGTAGCTGTGGTCCATGGGTGGCACGCTCACGGAAGTGGTGGTTTGGTCTCGTCGTCCCAAGCGTTGAGGAACCTCGCCACCGCCACCAGCGCGGACGCGATGGCCCTGCGGTGGAGGAACACGACGTGAAGCACGAGGCCCACGGTCACGGTCAGGTGCGCGGCGTTAAGGGACGGGATCGGCATCGGTCGCCTCCATGCTTTTCCTGAGTTTCGCTCCCGCCTCCGCCCGCGTCCGGCGGCACCACCGGCAGCGGTCGAGGTACCGGGTCCCCTCGTTGGTCTCGACGGGCTGGGGGCTGAAGTCGTGCGGCTGAGGGGTGGCGTGGCTGTAGGGGTCCTCCGCCAGCGTGGTGTTGCACTCGGCGCAGCCCGCGCAGGGGTACACGCCCATCGAGGACCACGACACCCGCTTGCCGCACTTGCACCTGTAGTATCTCACGGGGCCTCCCGCGTGGTGGGGCGAGTCGCGGGCTGCGTGGATATCCGGGTCGCGGGCGCATCGACGCCCACGGCGCGGGGCAGGGGCGGCTTGGCCAGCAGGGCGGGCAGGGCGAGCTTCAGCAGGGCGGTGAGGTCGGTCAGGCCGGAGGCGATGGCAGCCATCGCCGCCGCGTCAGGGTTCTGCGAGAAGCCGCCGACCGTGAAGCTCGCCCCGTCGGGGAGCGTGGCCGAGGCGCTCACGTACTTGGTGTCCACGAGGTTGCGGACCAGCACGACCCTGTCCGTGCGGACGCGACCGTCGGGGTAATTGGTCGTGCTGCTGTACTCGCCGTAGGAGCAACCGGCGAGCAGGGCGAGGGGGATCAAGGCGAGACGTCGCATCATGGGCCTCACGGGAGGAAAAACTGTCGGTGGTGGGCGTCCCACCGACAGCGTCGGAAAGGAGCCAGAACAAGTTAACTGTACCAAGGTGGGCAATAGCGCACAAGATGACCGCGCACGTCGAGGGGCGTCATCGAGGTGCCCGTCGTGTCCGCAACGCTGACCGCAAAGGAAAAGCCCCTGCCGCAAGGGGCAGGGGCTTTAGGGTTCGGATCGGCCTAGCCGCAGGCGCGGTGACCTAGTTGCTGAACGTGATCCGCAGGTACATCAGGGACGAAACCATCTTCATGGCGTAGCGGGTTGCGAAGCCTCGCTGCGTCACGAAATCGGCGGTCTCCAGCGGGTTCGTCATAATGAGCACCTGGTAGGGGGCGTACACGAGGCCGGAGTCGATCCAGCGCTTGCCCTTGAAGCCCATGAGGATGTTGCCGTAGGACGACGCGCCCGGCAGGTTGACGAGGCGGATGTCCTTGTACACGGCGTACTGGTTGGCCAGCTTGCCGATGTAGAACACGCCGTTGACGTTGTCGGGGGTCTCGGCGGCCTCGAACTTGCTCATCGAGGCGATGGCGGCAGCCGAGGTCGCGTCGCAGATGAGGAAGTTGCCCCACCCGCGCTGGGTCTGCTGGTGGATTCGGTTCGAGGTCAGCTCAAGGGCGTACATGAAGCCGTCGAGGTACTCCTGCCGCGACACGCCCGAGGGGAGCGTGGACACGGCGAACGAGATGAACGGCGTCCCAGCGGCCTCCCACATGCGGCGGATGCCCTCGCGGGACACGTCGCTGTTGAGCTGCCCGACGACCTGCTCGGCGAGGAGGGCCATGGCGGACTCGCCCACCTCCATCTGCATGTCGAACTCGCCCTCGCGGGTGACGTTCGTGCGGACCTTGCGGGTGCCCGTCTTGACCGAGTCGATCTCGGGCTGGAAGTCGATCTGCGGCGTGTCCGGGCTGCCCTCCTGATCGAACGAGTAGGAGGCGACGGCGGACGTCCCCGTGAAGGTCGACGATGAGTAGATCAGCGTGATCGAGAATGCGCCGTTGAAGTAGTTGATCGTGTTGTTCGATCCCGACAGGACGTTGGTGGCGGCCTGCGTCAGGCTGATCCAGCCGCCGCGACCATCGTCGTTGAACAGCGCGCCGCCGGTCGAGTTCGAGGTCGGAACGACGACCTGCACGGAGCCGGGGATGAGACCGCCGCCCGAGGCGTACGTCAGGGTGCCCGTCGCGGTGCTGGTGGAGCCGGCGCTGGAGACCGCGATGGTCACGGCCTCGTTGTTGATGTCCTGCGACGTGAAGTCGTCCGCAGTCTGGGTGTACCCGGTGAGGGCGTCGTTCAGGCGGGTTCCCTGGATGCGCGAGCCACGGGTGCGACCGACCACCGTGTGGAGGTAGGTGATCGTGGCGACCTTGCGGGTCGTGGGCTGGAGGGATGCGATGTCCGTCAGGATGTTCGTCGGGACCGACATGCGGACGGCGGGGAGCATGTAGTCCGCGAACCCGCCGAGGACCGCCGAGGTGGTGGTCTCGGCGAGGATGCGGCTCTTTCCGTCCTTGGACAGGGGAGCCCCGCAGGCGACGGCCATGTACCGGGCGACGTTCTCCATGAGGACGGCGGTCTGGGCGCGGAGGATGGGCCGGTCGCTCATCGACTCGTCGATGCCCGAAACGGGGTCCTTGGTGAAGTACTCGGCGTAGCCGCCCTGCGAAGCTGGGGTGTTGACGAGGCGGTTGCCTTGCTCGATGATCGCGTCGTACTCCGCCTGTCGGGTATTGATGTGAAGCATTTGGGTGGTCCTCTAAGCAGATGCACCCGCACGCATGCTCCTGAAAATCTGGACCGAGCGGGATGCCCCCTCGCTGATCGCCACGGCGGTGGCGGGGATGGGGGCGGACTCGGAGACAGTCTTGGGGAGCATTTTGCGCGACGCGCTCTTCTCGTCGCCTGCGGCTTGGCGTCCGCCTGCGACCGTTCGGGGCATTCCTGTGCCACCCGTTTCGTTGACCGCCGATGCTCGCGCATCCTCGGTAACGCTCTGACTCATTTTTACCAGCGCCCCCTTGGCGCTGTCAAGCATGAGCGCCAACCTGCGGTTCTCCTCGACGAGGTCCGGCGCGGACACGACGGGCACACGTCCACCCTCGTAGATCGCGTCGAGGTCGTCCCCCTCCGCCGACTCGGGGGCGTAGGTGTTGGCCCTCTGGGGCGTGCGGATCGAGGGGTCGGCCTTGCCGGACAGGGACGCGAACGTGGCCTTGAGGTTCTCCGCGTTGACGCGGGTCTTGGCCCGCCTGCCGACGCGCACCGCGTACGTGCCCTTGTTGTCCATCGTGATCGAGCAGTCCACGGTGGGGATGCTCGCGGGGCTCTGGACGCCGCTGGGGTAGGCGAGCTTGAACTCAAGGCCGTCGACCGTTCCGGTGTACCCGTAGACCTGGTTGCGCTCCGTGAAGGCAGCGCCCCCGAGGTACTGGAGGATCATCAGCGGGATGGTCGTGTCGCTGGTTCCGCGAAGCGAGATGAGGTCGCGGGACAGCGTGCCCACGGACCCGGCCTCGTCGAGCTCGGACTCGCCGACGCCCATGCCGACCACCGCTGGCCTCTTCTGCTTGGCGGTCTTCCGCTTGGGGACCGCCGAGGGAAACCTGGCGGGGGACGGCCTGAGCATGGGGGACACCGCCTTGGCCGCGAAATCCGCGAGGGCCCGGCGCAGGACCGCGCGGTCCTCGTTGGCCGTGGCGCGGTCCGCGATGAGGGACCGAGCCTCAACGATGGCCTCGTCGGCCTCGGCGCTGCCCGGATCGACGAGGGCCAGATCGCCCACGACGGACTCGACGGGCCTGCGGTGCCTGTTGGACACGATGAACTTGTGGTTGCGGTAGAGCGTGAAGAACCTGTGCGCCTCGTCGGCGTTGACCGCCATGGCCTGGTCGCCGACGTTCACCCTCTCGCCGGACCCGCCGAACATGAGGTGCGCCCCGTCCTTGCCGTGCCCGTGGAGGACCGAGTCCTGCTGGTGGTGCTCGTAGGCGTGCTTGGCGAGGGCGGCGGCCTCGTCGGAGGAGACGCCGGGGATGAAGAACGACCTCTCGCGGACGACCCTCTCGTTCGGCGTATCGGGGTTCTCGACGTACGCGCCGTCGACGTGGTGGTAGCCGTAGCCCCTCCTGCGGAGGTGGGCCTCAAGGGCGGCGGAGTGGGCCTCGTTCTCCCTCTTGGTGCGGTCGCCCCGGTGCGCGCTGACGATGGCGTAACCCTTGGCATCGCTGTCCATGTGCTTGAACAGCCGCGCGATGCCCTTCTCATCCAGTCGCTCCGCCGCCTCGTTGACCCACGACAGGATGCGGGCTGAGGCTGCGGTGGACTCGGTGGCCGCGCGGAGCTTCGGCTTGGCCCGCTCGACGTGGAGGCCGTCGTCGATGTGGTACCGGCCATCCCCGTCCGGGTGGGCGTCGATGTCGACCTCGGGGCCCTTGTGGCTCACGACCGTCACCCAGTGCACGCCCGGGCCGGACGTGGCCCTGTGGGTCACGGTGCCGCTGGAGCGACCGCCGGGGATGTCCGGGTGCTCGACGTAGACGCGGTGGCCGACCTTGATGCCCTTGAAGGGGTGCTCGTAGGAGTCGTCGGGGTCGGGGCGGTAATTGGCCTTGGTGAACTCGTCATCGGTCACGGCCTCGCCGTACAGGGAGGACCCATCGACGTGGCCCTCGATGACCCGGTTGGCGCGGAGGTCGTAGACCTTGCCACGGAGATACGAGATGTGGGGACGGCTCCACTCGCCCAGGCCGCGCTTGCGACCACAGTCGATGACGTGGGCGGGGGACTCGGGATGCTGCGCCGAGATGGACTGCGCGAACGCCTTTGCCCTCTTCAGGTCGCCGCCGACGTAGTGCCGGACGATGGGGGTGTCGGCGCGGGCCTGGTGGACCTCGTACGCGCCGATGGCGGACTCGCCGTAGATGGCCTCGTCGGCCACGGCGGGCGAGCTCTCCTCCCCCTTGGGCTTGCCGTACGCCTTGTCGCGGTCAGCGCCGCGGGAGAAGGGCTCCTGCGGGTCCCCGGGGATGCTGTTGATCTTGCTGGTGGCGTCGGAGGAGGGCACGGCGTCGGTGTTGCCCGCCCCGTCCGTGGGCCCCAGCGCGCTGAGGGGGATGGGGGAGCCGTCCGGGATGGCGGGGGCGACCCGCCCGTACGACTGGAGGGGCAGCTTGTCCTTGGCGATGCGGTGGGCCTCGGCCTCGGCGGGGGAGGACATGCTGTTCTCCCTGACCGAGCCCACCGGGGTGAAGTTTCGAGCGCCGGGGGTGGAGGGGTTGTCGACGGCGTCGAACGTGATGAGCTTGAAGTCGTCGTCCTCGCCCTTTCCGCTCCACTTCACGTTGCCGCTCTCGTCCACGGAGCCGGTGCCCCGCGAGGAGACGCCCCACGGGATGCGGTGCTTGCTGAGGCTGCGGAGGATGGCCCCGTTGGGCGTCTCCAGCAGCTCGGCGCGCCCGCGCGCGACCCCGGACTTCCCGCCGTTGGCCCTGTCGGGGACCAGCTTGAGGTCGGTGGTGAGGATGGCGTACTCCTTGATGTTGGACCGGCCATCGCCGGGGTGCTCGAGGTGACCGGTCATGCGGCGCTCCGCGATGGCCTGCATCGGGGCGGACTTGGGGTCGCCGACGATGCCCTCGAAGAGCTCGCGCGGGTAGGTGCGACCGTTGGCGTTCTTGGTCCCCCACCGCTGGAACACGCCCTCGACGATGAACAGGGTCTTGGGGTCGACGGTCCACTTGTCGTCCGCAGCGGCCTCGGACACGGGGGGCACGATGCCCACGTCCGCGAGGCTCTCGACGATCTGGCACCCCCTCTCGCTCTCCGACAGCTGCGACGCCGTCCCGGAGAACAGGAACGCCTTGCCGTCCCGCTTCGCGTAGACGAGGTCGATGGCGTTGTCGGGGTCGTACCCCTCGCAGATGAGCATCTTGGGTCCGTAGGTGGGCATGATGTACTCCAGAATACCGCGTTTGCGATTTGGTCGCTAGGTCACCGACCGAGGATGGACGCCGCGATCTGCTCGGTCGATGGGGTCTCGTGCTGCGGCTCGTGGTCGTGGCCGTCCCGGAAGTCGAGCTTGGGCGTGGCGTCGCGCGCGAACAGGCAGATGACCTGCTGGGGGATGCCACGGCCTCGGTTGGGCACGACCTGGACGAGCCTCCAGTACCTCGCGGCGGACACGATCTGCGGGACGTCCGAGACGCCGAACAGGGCCAGCGCGCGGCGGACCTCCTCCTCGTTCATGTCCCACGCCGTGGGCTCCCGCTCCGTCGGCAGCTTCATGGTCAGCGTGAACGAGACCCTCCCGGAGCACCCCAGCAGGAACGTCTCGCCGGACAGGGCGGTCGGCAACGGCGCGCGGGCGCGGCCCGGCGGCCTGACCTCGACGGGCTTGGTCTTGGACACTTTCCGAAACCAGTCGAACGCCTTGATGGGCTTACCCGCGCTGACCTTGGACATGGCAAACTCCTAGCAAATCGCGGACACGACGGGCACTTTGAGAAACGCGGTTACCATCCCCAGTAGTACCAGTAGTGCTCCACGCCCTGCGGCACCGCACGGTAGATCATGGAGGACGTGGACGCGCTCAGCCGCATCAGGTTGTCGGACTGGATGGTGACGTACTGGCCCGTCAGCGTCGCCGAGTAGGTGGCGGTGCCGTAGGGCGGGACGACGGGCGTGCTGGTGACCCGACCCGTGGACGCGCTCGTGACGGCCACGTCGGCGAACGTCGAGAGGTCGCCGTTGGGCGCTGATTGCCGGATCGTGACCGAGCACGGGAACTGCTGCGCGACGAGCGTCAGCGACACGGGCGAGGGGCTGGGCTGGACGAGGTAGAGGGTGTGGTTGGGCCGCTTGAACGCCAGCGCCATCGAGTAGACGTACCCGCCCGCCGTGGCCTGGATGTCCGTGGCGTAGACGAGCAGGTCGCCAGCGGGGGTCACGGTGGGCAGCGCCGAGTCGTCCACGGGGTAGCCGGAGAGCGGCAGGAGCGTGTCCCCGGCGGCGTTGCTGATGCCCCCGTACCCGGGCGTGTAGGAGATCGAGGGCGACCCTCCCCGCTGAAGGCCCGTGCCGGGCGGGAGCATGAGGTAGAAGGCGAACGAGGGCAGCGGAAAGCCGGGCGGGGTGGTGTAGGCGTTGTCGACGGTCACCTCCGGGGACAGGAACGTGTACGTCGTGGACCCGGCGTACGAGAGCGTGAAGCCGACGCCGGACAGGTGCGCGGGCAGGCCCCCGATGGGGTTGGAGATGGTGACGTAGAGCCGGTCGTCGGCGGTGAGCGCAGCGCCTGATATCTGCACGGTGCCCTCCCGGGCTAGAGGATCGCCGTGAGCCGCAGCGAGCTTCCGCCCGCCGTGGCCGACGCGGCGAAGATGTTGTAGGAGTAAGCGCCGGCGACCGACAGCCCGAGCTCGAAGACGCCGTTAGCGCCGGTCGTGTAGGCGTTGGTGGTGCTGTACTGGATCGTGGCGTCGACGGTGTTGAGCGAGCCGTTGGCCCCGACGGTGACCCACGGCCCGTTGGGGCTGTCCTGCCGCAGGACCGTGAGCCCGGTGAGGGCGGAGGTGCCGACCTGCCCGCCGAGGAGCAGCGTGCCCGGCGTCCACGGGGCAGCGCCGATGCGCTGGACGGTGAGCACCGAGGTGAGGACGTTCGTGATGGGCACGACGCCCGAGTCCAACTGGGAGACGTCCTTGACGTACCCGGTGACGTTCTGGCTCGCCATGCGGTCGAAGCTGCCGTTGTTGTACTTCCAGTCGCACGCGCCGGAGGTGTTGCCGCTGCTGGTCACGAGCGCGACGTAAGGCTTGAACACGCCCAGCGCGGAGTTGGTGACGGGCGTGGAGGGGACCTCGACCTCCGCGTACCCGCCCGGCTGGAGGTTCACGGAGGTGGCCGTGCTCCCGTTGAAGTAGAACGTGATGCCCGAGTAGGCGTCGGTGACGCCGCCGTCGTTCGACTGCTGGAGCGAGAACGAGTACGCCGAGGGCGAGGTGTTCCTCACGCCCACGATGAACCCGGAGCCCGGCAGCTGCGTCCGCTGCACCTGCACCATGATGGTGCTGCCCGTCGCGGGCGAGGTGTACGGGTCCGACGAGAAGTACGTGCGGTGGATGATCGGCGCGCCGTTGAGGTACAGCGTGCTCGGGGAGAGGTCCTGCGGTGCGGTGGCGTTGTAGGGCATGGTGGTCCTCCCAGTCTACTAGATTTGGAGCGCGGTGACGATCCGGGTCATGGGCGAGCGGGTCGTGATGATGACGCGCACGGGGACCGACGTCGCGGTGAGCCTGAGGTACGGCAGCGACAGGCTCTCCAGCGCGAATCGGGGGGTCGTCCCGGCGGTCACGGTGGGGGCTGCGGTGTTGGTCCCGCTCTCCTGCCGGACGGCCTGCGACGCGTAGGCGCTGACGTTGCCCGCGTCGAGGGAGGAGGCGAACGTCAGCGTGCCCGTCCCGTAGGGGCAGGCGGCGGTGATGAACACCGGCCAGTAGGCCGAGGACTCGAACGCCACGACCTGCGGGGTTCCGGGCTCCACGTACAGCAGGAGGGTGTTGTCGACGCCCGAGGCGATGGTGGGCTGGTCGACGTCGTCGAGGGTCAGGGCCGTGCCGGGAATCTGGGGCGGGCTCCCGCTGACCAGCTGGGCCACGGTGGGCAGCGCGGTGTCGGTGACCGACAGGCCGGTGAACGCCAGCAGCGGGGTGCCCGCCGCGTCCGAGATGGAGGGGACGCCGGGGACGTACGAGAGGGTCGAGGTCCCGGTCTGGAAGATGGCCGTGCCGGGGGGCAGGACGATGTCGAAGAACCCGTTGTACGTCGTCGCGTACTCGACCGTGAAGTTCGCGTACGCGACGCCCGCGTACGTGAGGGTGAAGCCGCTCGAGGCCAGCGACAGGGGCAGGGCAACGATGGACGAGGGGCTGAGCGTGACGCGGAGGCGGTTCTGCGCCGTCGCCGCGATGCTTGAGACCTGCAGGGACGGGAGCTCGTACGGCCCGATGGAGTTGCGGGCGTTGAACGTCGCGGCGGTGATGTCGAGGCCCGACGCGATGGACACCGAGCCCGCGCCCACGAGGGGCGAGGCTGCGAGGAGCGCGTTGGTGGACGGGCTGATGCCCGCCAGCGCGTACGAGGCGTAGGTCAGGGCCGTGGGCTCGATGGCGGCGTAGCCCGAGAACGAGACGGGCGACGCGCCGCCGCCGTACGCCGACAGGTACAGCTGCGGCGACCCGTCGGGGGTGATGTACCGCTGATTGGTGGACTGGATGGCGAAGGAGTTGGTGCCCGTGTTGGAGATGCCGGACAGGCCGCCGATGAGGCCCCACCCCGACTTGAGGGCGAGCCAGCAATCGGTCTTCCGCATCACGGACTGCCCGCTGTAGCCGCCGGACGCGAAGTACTGGACGTACGGGCCGGAGCCCGCGTACGAGAGGTTGGTCGAGTAGTTCTCGCCGCACTTGAGCATCTCAAGGACGCCCGCGAAGTTGGAGTTCGTGTTGTTGAGCGGGCTGGTGGAGGCGCTGAAGTACGCGAAGTTGGGCGCGAACAGCGTGTTGACGTACCCGAACCCGGCTGCGATGGTGCCGTTGGGGTAGGGTATCGTGGCGAAGAAGCACTCCTCCGCCCGCATGTTGCCGTTGCAGCCAGCGCTGGCGACGCTCCGCAGGATGACGCTTTGGTTGCTCGTCGCCGCCTGCCACGACAGGCCGGTCGCGGTCGCCCCGCCCAGCAGGTTCGAGTTGTCGAAGTAGTGGTTGGCGGGGATGTCGCCCGCCTGCGGCGTGAACGAGTTGGTCAGGCCGGTCAGGAGGACCGCCGCGTACAGGTTCTCCATCGAGGCGTAATTGCTGCCGCCGACGAGCACGTTCGTGCCCGACTGGGTCGTGCTGACGAAGGAGAACGTGTTGCTGCTGACGCCGTCGTAGATGACGCAGGAGTCGCCAGCGGCGACGTTGGACCCGGAGACGACGTACAGCTGGAGGCACCCGTAGCTGCCCGCGAAGTTGTTCGTGTTGACGGTCTTGGCGGCGATGGTCAGGTTCGCGGACGACCTGGACGCGCCCATGGCTGCGGCGACCGCTGCGGACCTGGGGTACAGCGTCAGCCACCCGACCCCCGCCCCGCCGTGTCCCCCCCACGTCGAGGCCGAGAGGTCCTGGACGTTGTCGCCGACGCCGTCGACGGCAGCCGCGTTGTACGGGATCGACGTGTTCCACCACGCGGTCTGCATCGTGGAGGGGTAGCCCGCGATGCCGCCCACGTAGTCGACGAGCGGCCACTGCTGCCCCGTGTTGGGGTTGTTGGGACCGCGCCCGCCGAAGCAGTTGGCGTACACGCCGCGGGCGTGCCCGCTCAGGTTGCACACGTTTCCGAACGCGTGCTTGTCGGTCATGTCGCCGAAGCAGTTGGAGAATATGGCGATGCCGCTGCCGATCTGGTACCCGAACGCGTACCCGCCGAACTGCTGCGACCCGTAGGGCGACTGCATCATCGTGTTGGTGAGCGCGATGTTCTGCACGACGCCGCCGGGCGAGTTGACGATGCTGAAGCCGACCGGGCCGGAGCCGTACAGGTGCGACCGCTCGATGGCGTTGTTGCCCGCCGTGGTCAGGTTCGCGTTGCCGTAGGGCGACACGTACAGGTTTCCGGTGGTCGCGTAGGTGGCCCCACCCGTGGGGTACACCGTGTAGGTGTTGGAGTTCGTGGGGTCGAGGTACGCCGAGCCGGGGAACGCCGCGCACGCCGCGATGCACGCGTACGCGTGGCTGAACGACATGTCCGGGATGGCGACCGAGGGGCCGTTGACGAGGTAGAAGCCGCCCGAGCCGGTGTTGGAGACCGCGTACATGCCGGAGTACGACGCGGACACCGTCGACTGCACGTAGGCGTGGGTCAGCGCCAGGCTGGTGGGGTAAGCGCCCGGGTCGGCGTTGACCATCCAGTTGGAGCCGGTGTACGGGTTGGTGCCCGACAGCGCGACCGCGCCGGTCGCCGCCGTGTACGCGACCTTGGCGGACGGGATCGTCGGCGCGAACCGCAGGGTGGAGCTCAGGTTGCGGTTGGGGTAGCTGACGATGTTGCCCGTGCCGGGGGGCAGGAGGTTGACGTTGTCGTAGCGGTACAGGGGGCCGGAGAACGTGATGCTGTTCGGGGTCGAGGACCGCACCGCGACGGCGTTGCTCGTCCGGGCCGGGATCGCGGCGATGCTGGGCGGGACGACGTCGGGGTAGACCAGGTACGCCGTCGAGTACGCCCCGGGCGAGGGGAACGGGGAACCGGCCCACGTCACGGTGCCGATGCCCCCGGCGTAGGTGTACGTGCCGGAGATGACGTGCGGCAGGACGCCCGCGCTCGTGACGTCGAGGTTCTGCCACGCGGCGGGGTACGCGAACGTGCAGGTGGCGGAGTAGACGTTGGTGATGGGGCCACCCGACCCCGGCCAGACCGAGGTGACGGTCGAGCCGGAGCCGGACACGGTGGTCACCGCCGACCACGCGCTCTTGGGGTACGGGTAGCACTGCTTGACCCACGCCGTGACGCCCGGCGTGTCCGAGGTGTAGTTGACGTTGTACACGTTGCCAAGGCCGCCGTAGCCGAGGGCGTTGGTGCCCGACGGGGGGTACTGCGGGACCCCGCCGTTGGCCGAGATGTAGACGGTCTCGACGTTGGTCGGGCTGACCGCCAGCGTGCCTGCGGCGTACGTGGACGTCACGAACGATCCGCCGGAGACGGTGCCGACGAAGTTCTTGATCGTCCCGCCCGACCAGGAAGCGCGGAGGATGTCGGCGTTCGGGGGGACGTCCGCCACGGACACGGGGGTCCCGCCGTACGTGAAGATTTTGTCGCTCGGCGACAGGAACGCCCCGCGCTGGATGGCGGCGTTGAAGTCGAGCGCGCTCATGTAGCTGTTGCTGGTGCCGAGCCCGCCCGAGGGCGCGTTGGAGGCGGCGTTGACGTAGACGCCCCACGGCGGCGGCGTGAACGCGACGGGGAGCTGCGTGGCCGAGGAGAAGTCGTTCGTCCCGGACGAGCACAGCGTGAAGCAGTGGCCGAGGTACCGACCGATGGTTCCGGCGTTTCCCGAACCCTGGTAGGAGCCGATGACGATGGAGGGGTTGGTCGATCCGGGCCCGTAGCACTGCGTGCCGCTGTGGGTGGGCACGACCACGGCGCTGTTGACGAGCGTGGTCCACGACCCGGCAGCGCCGTTGGTGGACATGTAGAAGCTCCAGTCAAAGCCGTAGTAGCCCGCAGACCACTGTGCGCAGCCCATCCGGAGGAACACCAGGCCGAGGGGCATCTTGGCGGCGCAGCTGCCCTGAAGGGTCTGGTTGGCGGAGCTGTAGAACTGGTAGCCCAGCGTTCCGTCGTTGGCGCTCGTCAGCTGGAGGAACATGTCCTTGCCGGCGTTGTAGCTGCGCAGGAGGTTGTACGCGCCGCCGACCGACACGCCGAACTGGGCGGTGAAGAACGCGACGTCGACGTAGAAGGCAAGCGACCCGTTGGAGGCGACCGTTCCGCCCGGCTGCTGCGCGATCGCGTAGGTGAGGGAGGGCGTGAGGTCGAGCGCGAACGTGGCCGTGTTGGACGCCGCAGCCGACCAGCTGTACGCGTTGGTGCTGTCGATGAGGCACGACGCCCCGAAGTCCGAGCCGCCCTGGAGGCCGCGATACACCGTCCTGAGCTGCCCGCCGGAGGCCGCGCTGGCCCAGTTCATGGCCGTGACGGTCGTGCCGCTGGCGATGCCCGTGGGCGGGTTGGTCGAGTTGTACAGCGCCCCCACGTTGGCGGAGGTCGGGTACCAGACTTGCACGGGGGTCGTTGCCATGATCTCTCCAAACGTAAGAACCGCCCCCGCCTAATTTCGACGGGAGCGGTTCAGCTTGCTGCGGCTGGGCCAAACCTCGCGTGGGGTCGATCACCCCCCGAAGACGTACGGGTAGCCGGAGGCGCGGTCGTAGGTGGCGGTCGGGTAGATGACGCGGGACAGGTTCGCGTCGGACTCGATGTGGCCGTAGAACTGGGTGCCGCCGGTGGCCGTGATGCGGACGTAGAGGTCGCCCGAGGCGTACGCCGTGCCCGTGTTGGGGACGGTGTTGGGGGCGAGGGTCGGCCCGAACGACGGGATGCTGAGCTCGTACGTGCGGCGGGAACCGGCGGCGATGACCAGCGGGGTCACGGTCGTGCCGGAGTTGGTGCCGAGGGCGAGGTTGACGCCGCTGATGCCGTTGGCACCTGCGGTCCCGGGGGCCGAGGGCGTGTACCAGTTGGTGTTGTCCGACGAGGTCTCGACGGAGAAGTTCAGCGAGGCCGGGCCGAGGTTCTGGACCGTGATCCCCTTGACCGAGCCGCCGCCGTAAACGCGGTACTTGATGAGCCGCCCGTTGGCGAGCGCGTCGGGGTCGGTGAGCAGGGGGTAGGTGGAGAGCGCGGGGGCGGCAGCGATGAAGCTGTGCTTTTGCGCGACTGAGAATGCTGCGGTCGACATGAGATGCTCCGGTAGGTGGGTTGGGTTGCGGGCTGATCGTCAGCCGCAGTTCACCCTTGATGTCCAGCGGCCTTGCACTGAACCCATTCCACCACGAACCGGAAATCCGTCAAGTGGGGCGAAGCAAAACCCCCCGTGTCCACGGCGGGCACGGGGGGCAGGAGGGGAGAAACGGCTGGGGTGTTACTTGGAGAGGACGAGCAGGATGATGCGCAGGGCGCAGAGGATGATGATGACCTGCGTGGCGAGGAGGAGGATTTTGAGCGTGCGGTCGGACACGTCGGTCTCCCCCCTACTTGGCTGGGTACTTGGCGGTCAGCTTCGCCGCGCGGGCCGACGCCGTGAGGTACGGCTGGCTCGCCTGCTCGACGCCCTGCAGCGCCCCGACGAGCAGGGCGGTGGGCTCGGCGCTGACGGTGCCCGTCGCGGGCGCGCCGTTGGCTGCCGAGATGGTGACGACGTCGGAGATGACGCTGGTGATGAGGTACTGGAGCGCCTGCTTGTCCGAGACGCCGGATTGCGCGATGAGGTCGTTGGCTGCGGCCTGGAGCGTGGCGATGTTGATTGCGCCGCCCTGCACCGCGGGGATCAGGGTGGTGGCGAGGGCATCGAGCGTGGCGGCGACGGTGGTCCGCTCGGCGGGCGACACCGCGAGGAGGGCAGCCGTGGTGGCGGTGCCCGCCGCGAGGTTGGCCTCGGCCTCCAGCGTCGCCACTTGGGCTGGGGTGAGGGGCTGGGTGGTCGAGCCGCCGCCGGACGAGGCGGGCAGGCAACCGGCGATGAGGGACAGGGCGAGGGGCAGGGCGTACGCGGTGAGCTTCTTCATGGTGGTGGGTCCTTGCTAGTTGGTGATTTTGCGGTCCCCGACCTTCGGCGGGAGGGCGATGGACATCTGGCTGGGGACGATGATCTTGCCCTTCCTCTCCCGCTCCACGACGACGGCGTCGGGGTCGATGCAGGGGATGCCGTAGACGGCGACGGACGGCAGGACGTCGGCTGCGGTCGCCCTGCCCGCGAGCTCGCTGCCGGACTCCGCCAGCTTGGCGTTGAGGGCCTCGGCGAGGTGCTCGCAGTAGGCGACGACGTACCTCTTGATCGTCTCCTCGGGGCAGCCGAGCACCAGCGTGACCATCGGCTTGCCGTTGAACGTCACGATGTACTGCTTGGCGGCGGAGATGTGCAGGCCCCCGCCGTCGTCCTGCGCGGCCCTGATGGGCGATATGGAGGGGGATGGGTCTAGGGCCTCGGCCATGCGGAGAGGCTAACAACCCACGACGCGGTCGGTCAACCCCTTTTCACGCGCAAAGCAGAACAATGGCAATGCGGACACGACGGGCACGCATGTTAGGTAAAACCCTAACTTCACTGCCTCTCGTGTCCGTTTTGATGCTAACGCTTGACATCACCACTCGACCGACACGGGCCTCGGCGAGGTCGGTCGCGTCACCTGCGGGCGCACCTCCGCCCCAGCGGCCCCATCGCGCTCAGCGCCCTGTCGATCAAGCCCGCTGCGCGACGGACAGACGCCGTCTGATGCCCGTGTTCACCAGGTCCAATGTCGGCGACGTCCTGTGAGCTCATCGGGCCCTCCGTTCTTCTGGGTGGGCTACTTCGGGCGCTGGATGACGACGCTGATCTTGAACAGTTCGCTCTTGTCGACGCCCTCGCACGCGAACTGTTCCGCCGTCTCGGTCCACCGCGTCCGGCACGTTCGGTCGACGAGGTACCGAAGCGCACTGGACGACGCGTGGGTTGGAGGAAAGGATTTCTGGTTTTTAATCCTGCCTGTAGCCTCGACAAGGGACAATGTCATGTCGATCCCGAACGACGACTTGAACACCTTGACGACGCGACCGGACTGCTCGAACGGAAACGGCAAACGCTCCGGTTAGTTCGTGGTGGGCTCGACGCGGAACGTCAGCGTGTCGTCTAGGTCGCCGTAGTTTTTCGCCTCACCCAACAAGCCCGCTATGGGCGTGATGATCGTTGCGAACTCGCCCTCGACGTGGATATCGACGATCTCGGTGGAGACGGACACGTCTCGGATGCCGTCGTTCGAGTGCACGCGGAGCATCCGATCCGCCGCGACGAAGTGCGCCACGTGAGGCAGCGCACACGGTACCGTTTTGCCCTTGACGTAGCGTTTTTCGCTCTGCGCCATGTATCGCATCGTAACAGAGGCATAGTGAACGATCTTGAGCATGTCCCGAAGCACGTCGCACCGCGTGGTGAACGATGCAAGCGTCTCCGATTTACGTAGCTGTTTCGCCTTCACGGTGACTCCTTGGGTTTGGCCAAGCGGTATGCTCGGCGATGCGGGGACAGTAACACGAGGAATGCGTTTGTCAAGTGCCAATATCAAAATGCCCGTCGTGTCCGCATCTTACGAGCTGGATGTCGTTGATCTCCCCATCGGCGCGCACCGACCAGCCCCCGCCGTAGCGAGGGCGGGCGGGGACCACGACTAGCGCTTCTTCGGGCGTCCGCCCTTGGCCCCATTGGCGCGGGCTGCGGAAGCCTTTGCCTCGCTCCTCGATGCACCACCCATCGCGCCGAGTACCGCCGCCTGACTGGCGACCGGGATGAGCGGGCATTTTCTCCGCCAACCGCTCGGGAGAGGTCTCGTCAACTGCCCGTCCCATGCCACCTCGACCCCCGTGGACGGGTAACTGAGCACCGCCCATCCGAGGCCCGATTTGTCGGCTGGGTGCCGGTCGATGTAGCCGATGAGGATCGCGCGGGGCGGCAGGGGATGGCCCTGGATCATTGCCTGTGCGGGGTGCATTACTGGTTTCCTCCGTTGATGTTTATCCCGTCTCGCAGGACGTACCACTCCTGGCCCCAGTAGTGTGCCTCCGCGTAGGCGTTGGCGTCGTCGTCGCTGGCAGTCACGAATGACTCCATCACGTCCCACTCACCGTCCGCACGGGCAAATGCAATCTGATACTCGTTCATTTTGTGCTCCTTTAGGTTTCGCCGCGAGTCGGTCGCGTCCCGTCAGACGCGTGTCTGATGCTCAGATAATACCTATCCGCTTGGGTTTTGCAAGCGCCAAATTCATATTTTTTATCACCGATTCCCTCCTCGGGTGATGGCCTCAAAACGCGCAGCGAGCAGTCCGCCGAGCAGGTCATAATCGGCGCGCACCGACCAGCCCCCGCCGTAGCGAGGGCGGGCGGTTGGCCTCACCACCGCACGAGCAGCCCATGCTCGTTGGCCTTCCAGCCGGGCACGTCGCCCTCTGGGCGATGCGCGCCGGAGAGGTCTGCGTGGTGGAGGTTTGCGTGGGTGAGGTTTGCGTGGAATAGGTCTGCGTTGGTGAGGTTTGCGTTGGAGAGGTCTGTACGGGTGAAGTCTGTACGGGTGAGGTTTGCGAGGGTGAGGTTTGCATTGGTGAGGTTTGCGTGGGTGAGATTTGCGCCGGAGAGATTTGCGTTGGTGAGATTTGCGTTGGTGAGGCTCGCGTTGGAGAGGTTTGCGTTGGTGAGGTCTGCGAAGGCGAGGTTCGCGTTGGAGAGGTCTGCACGGGTGAGGTTTGCGCCGTAGAGGTTTGCGTGGAATAGGTCTGCAAAGGTGAGGTCTGCGCCGGTGAGGTTTGCGAGGGTGAGGTTTGCATCGAAGAGGTTTGCGCCGGTGAGATTTGCAAAGGCGAGGCTTGCGTTGGAGAGGTCTGTACGGGTGAGGTCTGTACGGGTGAGGTTTGCGCGGGTGAGGTCTGCGAAGGCGAGGTTTGCGCGGGTGAGGTTTGCGCGGGTGAGGTTTGCGTTGATTAGGTCTGCAAAGGTGAGGTTTGCATTGGAGAGGTTTGCGCCGGTGAGGTTTGCGCGGGAATGGATGGCCACGACTCGCCCGCCAATTACCTTCCCGACCTTCGCCCCCTCGCCGAGCATGTACGCGCCGCCGACGAGGATTTTTCGCTTCCCAGTAATCAGCATGCGCCCGAGGAGCTTGGTGAGCTCCTTGGTGACCTTCTCCTTGATCTCGTCATCCCACCACGACGGCGTCGCCTGCTCGTCGAGTTTCAGCGTGTAATTCTCAATGCCGAAGTAGTCGGGCCGACCCTCCACGAGCGCCGGCGTGAACTCGACGCGGGCGAAGTTCTGCGTCTGGATGGTCCCCGTGTTGTTCTCGTGGATGTCGAACAGCTCGAGCAGGTCGGTGTGGGAGTCCACGAGCGGGTTGCACTTCACCGCGCCCTGGCGCGTAACGATGGCGGACAAAAACTCGCACATTGCGTTGATCTTTCCCGGTAGCCACTGGCCACACGGCTGGCACCCTCGCCACGCAGGAGAGGGGGCCAGTCGTGAGGCCAGCTCACACCGCAGCAGGCCCCTGCGCCGCCACCGCCGGGCATGCCCTGCGGGTCAGCTCGTCGAGGCTCAGGCGATCCCCTCCGTTTTTATCCTCGATGTCCATGGCGGTTCCTTGGGTTTGGGCCGAGCGACGCGCTAGGCGATGCGGGGGCGATAACGCGGGGAATGTGGCTATCCCGCTCGATCTTCGGTTCGCTCTGGGGACGTGGCTCAGCGGTACGTGGCCTCCTCGGCATCTCGCAGGCCGGGGACGAGGTGGGAGTTGGGGACGTAGAAGTAGTGGGCGTGCTCTCCTGGGGCCTTGGAGAAGACGTACGGGGCCGGGGGGAGCCTCCCGTACTTCAGGTGGTAGGACACGGTGTGGAACCCGGAGAGGAACAGCTTCGTGGCGTACCGCTCGCACCGCTGCTGGACGTGCGCGGGCGGGAGCATCGGCACCCCGGAGCCCGGATTTCCCGAGAGTTTCTTGGCCAGTCCGAGCTTCGCGGCGGCGGGGGCGCTGAGGACCTCCTGCGCCTGCGCGGGGGTCAGTCGCCCCTCGTACCACGCGCGGGCGTCGGTGTCCTGACCGATGTTGAATTCCTCCAGCTTCCGCCGGGCCTGATCCGCGTAGTCCCCTCTGAGGTTCCTTTCCCACTCGTGCGCCTTCCGCCTCTGGTACACCTTCCCGTACACGTCGTCCTCGCGGTTGCACACCTTGGTGAAGGAGCTTCCGATCTTGTAGCAGAGGTTCTTGAGCCGGGCGTTCCACGGGCGCTGGGTTCCGGGCTCCCACCTCCGCGAGGGGTTGAGCCCGGCGAAGCTGTAGATGTCCCCGACCGTCACCGACCTCTCGACGTCGATGTGGGCGAGGAGCCCGGCGGCGATGACCGGCCCGATGCCCACGATGGACCTCGCCCACCTCCCCGCTGGCTGGGCGTCCGAGTAGTGGTCGAGGATCGACTGGATGCGGGTCTCGATGGCGTCGTACGAGCCAGCGAGGTAGGCCGCGAGCGCGTGGGGCTCGCCCGCCCTCGCCATCGAGGCCACCTGGTTGTCCCCGCGCTTGCGGTTCTCCTGCTGCTGGTAGTAGCTGTCCACGATGTACCTGGCCTGACGGGCGGTCATCAGCCGGGCGGAGGACCTCTCGTCCTTCGTCAGCTTGGCGATGGCGGGGGCGAGGTCCACGGACGACGGAATCTCGATGGTTGCCTGCATGGGTCTGCATCCTTCTGTTTCGGGCCTGATGCGCCCTCGGGGTGGCCCGCGATGGCGCTCTCCCTTGGGCGTGGGTTTCTCGTGGGGCGACTTACCACGGGGAATGTTGTTTGTCAAGTGTCGCTATCAAAGTGGCTCATTCGGGGCGATGTCGACCCATCGTGGCGGACGCGACGGGCAGGGCGGTCAGGATGGCGCAAGCGAGGGTACCGCTCGGCGTCCGGGCCGTTCCCGCCCGCCCGTGGACGCCGAACAGGTCCATCGGGTCCTCCCGAATCGACGAGCGGGTTGCGCGTGACCCTGCGGTGAGCGGTTATGGTGGCGGACGGAAACCTGCACATGGGGGCCTTGCGTTTGGCCGAGCGGCGTAGCTGAAACGCTGTTACTTGGGCGCGTTCAGAAACCCATCCACCCACCCTAATGTAATCCTAGAAATGGGGTTGTTCTTGGGGGTGCCACCCTCTTGAATCGCCAGAAACCACCTCTCCGCAGGGCGCTTGGGGTCAGGGGAAAGCTCCGCGTAGCCCACATGCTTGGCGTTGGCGAGCGTTCCGATCAGGCAGGCGCATTTTCCCGTGTAGGCGCTCCCGTTGATCCTCCCCTCAACGATTGCGGACCGGAGGTATGGAACCTCGTTGCGGTTTTCGTTGAGAACGGAGAGCAGGTCGGCCTTGATCTCGTTGAGGTTTGCGCTGACGAGTTGATCGTAGGTGAGGATTGCGCCGGCGAGTTTTGCGTTGGTGAGGTTTGCATCGGAGAGGTCTGCGCGGGTGAGGTCTGCGTAGGAGAGGTCTGC